AATCTAGTTCTCTATAATAGAAATATATTAAATTTAAATTTTTTAATCGTTGCCAACGGCAAAATCTAAAAACAAATTTTAATCCTAAATTTATTAACTACTTAAAATAAAATTAAAGATTAAAATTAAATTAGTAATTTAAGAATAGATTAAGTGGTTAATAAAAATTGCATACGAATTCAAATTTTTATAT